AGTTTTAAGGCTCAAATGATAATTTAGACTCAACCTATTTTATACATCACTGGTATTATATATTAATAGTATTTATATTATAGATACGTACTACCACGTCAGATATAGTTTAACTTTAATCTATCTAGCATACAATCTAGCTAAGTAATATTAAAAATACTATTAGGATATAAATATCTTATTTACCTCTGGGTATAAATATTTATTTATCCTAAGTAATAAATAACTAATCTTTAAATCGCGAGGCAATGACATTACCAAATATTTCACTTAAATCCTATGGTATAATAATCCTTATAGGTATAGTAATTTTCCTATTATTATTAAGACAATGTGAAAAACCTAAACCTATTCCGGGTACAGCAGCATCGGAAATTATTTATCAAACAGATAGCCTATATAAGGATAAATATTATGAGCTGCTTAATAAACCAGGTAAAGTAGTGCCACCCAGAATTATCGAAAAATGGTTACCCCAAAAACCTCAAATAATTGATAGTGTTGCTATTATTAATGGTTATCTATTATTACACCCACAAGGTAAACCTCCCATCCCTATTAAGAATGAATTCCTAACTAATCATACTACATCTCCAAAATTATTAGATTTTAACCTTATAAAAGATACTTTAACTATTACCTTATTCAAACCAGATGCTTCTACTGTAACTAATCATTATCCTTTATTCTTAGATATTTATGGGTATAATTGGCAAAAAGACACTCTTGGTAAGTATGAAGTTAAGAAAACTAAACCAGTAGTTGTTAGAAAAAACCGATTAAGTAATTTCTATGTAAACGTTGGGTATGATGGTTTTCTCCAAGTTCCAACTACAGGTTTGGAGTATAATTTGATACCAGGTAGGTTTAAATTAGACTTAGATGGGACTGTACTTATACAAGAAGAACCTAAATTAAATCTTAATGCTAAACTTGGGTATAGACTTTTTTAATAAAAATACCTAATGGCCAAGGAGAATATATTTAAGAAAGCGTTAACAGCAGAAGAATTTAAGATATTAAACAAGATATACAGAGATGTATTTTTGTTTGCGAAATATATATACGTAATACATCCTATACAAGGTAAGACAAGATTTGACCTATATCCTTACCAAATGAAAGTACTATGGTACTTCATAACTAAACGTTTCAATATAATACTCAAGTTCAGACAGGCAGGCATCACAGAGTTAATCTCGATGTACTGCCTGTGGCTTGCAATGTTTCATCCTAATAAAACCATTGTTATTATATCTATTAAGGATAGAGTAGCTAAGAAAGTACTTAGGAAGATTAAATATATGTATAAGAATCTACCCGAATTTCTAAAGATTGACATTGTCAATGGTAGAACTGGTGATTTCGGTACTTCAACTGAGATAGAATTCTCTAATGGCTCAACCATATCATCTATACCAACAACAGAAGATGCTGGTAGGTCTGAAGCTGTATCACTACTTGTTATTGATGAGGCTGCTATCGTAAGATGGGCTAATCAAATTTGGGCTGCTGCATTCCCCACATTATCAACCGGGGGTTCTGCTATTGTAAATTCAACTCCCTATGGTATTGGTAACTGGTATCATAAACAATGGGTAGATGCTGTTGCTCAAGGTAGTTATTTTAATCCCATACGTTTACACTGGACTATGCATCCCGAGAGGGACCAAGTTTGGTATGATACAATGAGGGAATCATTAGGATTAAGAAGAACAGCACAGGAGATAGATGGTGACTTCTTAACCTCTGGTAATTCAGTATTTGATTTGAATGATATTAAAGCTATAGAGGATTTAATACCGGGTTACTCAATCATAGAAACTAGATTCAATGGAGCTCTTAGGTTATTCAATCAACCAGAGGAAGGTGTTGCCTATTATATAGGGGCTGACGTTTCAACAGGTAGGTCACGAGATTATTCAGCCTTTAGTATAATGGATAGGTATGGAGAAGAGGTTGGGTGTTTTAAAGGTAAAATACCCACAAATCAACTATCTGCACTACTTATAGAGATGGGTTACAAATACAATACAGCGATGCTTGCACCAGAATCTAATGATATTGGTTTAGCAGTTGTATCTGATATACAGGTAGCTAACTACCCAAACCTATACTATTCACAAAAAATACTGAAAGAGAAGAAGTCAAATAAACCTAAAGTTGAAGCTATTCCGGGTTGGTTAACTACCAGTAAGAACCGACCAGTAATAATTGACCAATTAGAAGAAGATGTTAGGAATGACCAAGTTGAAATTAAAGACCCATTCTTTGTGCAGGAGGCATATACCTTTATATATGACGAAACTAATAAGCCAGTTGCCTTAGGTAAGAACCGAAGAACCAGTAGTGGTTCAGAAGAAGGTTTAGAAGATGAAACATATACTGATGACTCAATCCTGGCAAAAGCAATTACTAACTATATAAGAAAAGGTAATAAACCTAAAGTAATAATAGCACCTAAATAAATTAACATGAGCATATTATCTCAAATCCTTCAATCTATAGGTTATTCAAAAATTGAAACTAAGGTTGAGAATCCAATAAAAAAGACAACTGTTAAACCAGCTGGTAGGGTTTCTAAATCTGAATATGAGTCTAATACTGATATAGTAAAAGGCTTAGATGGTTTTACTACACCCGATTTCGACCTAAACATCATCAAAGTTTTAAGGGTATTATCTAAAAACAATGAGGATGTTGGTTCTGTGTATAATGACCTTATACAATTAACCAACACAGGTCATAATATTGTATTTGACCAATCTATAGATGGCAAGCTTCAAGATAGAATGAGAGTACATCTTGATAATAAGGTGATTAAATGGGGTTCTGGAGTAGCAGGTATTAATGGTTTAATTAATAAGTGGATAGGACAAATTTGGGTTTCTGGTGCTTTATCTAATGAGTGGGTAGTTTCTAATAAACTAGATGGAATAGAAAACAATGTATTAGTTAACCCCGAGAATATAAGGTTCAAGTATGATAGTAAGACTACTCGTTATATACCCCATCAAGTAGTTACTAACAAGATATTTAAAAATGGTAAGAATTATGTAGAATTAAACCCCAATACATATTTCTACGTTGGTATATTAGGTAACACAGATTCACCTTATGGTGTACCACCTTTTATGACTGCTATTACTGCTATATCTACTCAAGCTACAATGCGTAAGAATATAAACCACATACTTAAACAATTAGGTTTATTGGGATATTTAGAGGTTAAAGTTGATAAACCAAACCAGAATGAAAAGGAATCATTACCAGCTTACCAAGCTAGATTAGAAAATCTATTAGTTGAATCTAAGAAAAATGTAACAGAAGGATTTAGTGATGGTGTGGTAGTAGGATATGAAGGTGACCATGAATTTGATTTCCATTCAACCACTAAACAACTAAATGGTGTATCTGAGTTATTCAATCAGAATGAGGTACAGATAGCTAATGGTTTAAAAACATCTCCAAGTTTCATCGGTCAAAAATCAAATGGTACTGAAACTAATATGAGTATAGTTTTCACTAAGATGTTATCTCAGTTAAAAAACATTCAAGAGATAGTATCAGCTAATATAGCTATGGGATATTTATTAGAGCTACAGCTAGCGGGTTTTAATATAAAGAAATCTGATTTTACTATAACTTTTAATACTTCTACTATAACTGACGATTTAAAACTCTGGCAAGGTAAAGAAATTAAACAAAGAGTTTTAAAAGCATTAATCGTAGATGGTATCATAAGTCAAGATACTTATGCTGAAGGTATGGGTTATAGAAAACCTTTCCAAGATGAACCTATAGTACCATACGAACAACAAATAGGTAAAGCTCAATCTGACCCAGAACAAAAAGAAAAGGATGCAGATGTAAAGAATAAATCGGCAAGAAAGCAAAGAACCAAGGATAAAAAACAACCTAAGCGTAAAGATGCAAGTACTAAAACACAATAATTATGAAGATAGATTTAAAAAACAAAACAGGGGTAATTACATTAGAGTCGGGTCACTCTATGTATTCCAATAATCGGCCAGAGGTAATAACCAATGAGATGTTCTCATCAATTATACCTAAGATATTTGAAAGCACAAATAAAGAGGATATTGAGAACTTGGGCTTATTTGATAATTCAACTCCTAATTATACAACATACTACCCAGATGTTAGTCCAGAGGATTTAATGCCTAAAGAAACTGATTTCATATATCCAATATTCAGATGCTTATCAGCTACTGTAGTATGGAAAGGGTATAAGCCAATTGATTTTAGTAAACCGGGCGTTCTTAAATCCGCTATGAAGATGTTAGTAGGTCAAACTATTAATGTAGACCATGAAACTGCCTTAGGTAATGGCATAGGTGTTGTTAAGTCAGTTGCCTGGAATGAATCATATACAGTAGATGGCGTAGTTGTACCGGCTGGTATTAATGGGGAATTTATGATTGATGGTAAATCTAATCCTAGATTAGCAAGAGGTATGATGATGAAGCCACCTTCAATACATTCCAACTCTGTATCTGTAAGATTCGAATGGGAACCTTCTCATAAATTAAAAAGTGATGATGAGTTCTATAGTAAATTAGGTAGTAGGGATGCAGATGGTAATCTATACCGTTTAATCGTAACCAAGATACAACAATTTACAGAGACATCTTTAGTTGCACATGGTGCTGACCCATTTGCCCAAATAGTAAACGATGGTCAAATAAATAATGCTAAGTATGCTAATGGAGTATACAACTTTTCAGCTACCGATGCTACAGGTAATGAAGTAAAAGCATACCACCAGTTTGATTATAAATCAGACCTTACAGTAGACCTATCACAGGACACAATACCTAATAAATTAAATAATAACTTTAACACTAATGAAAATGAAGAAAGTATGGAACTAATTAAACAACTGGAGACTATCTTAGGTTTATCTGAGGATTCTTTAAAAGATGCAGACCAAGCTAAACTTTCTGAAGCTATTACTAACTTTTCTACTTCGGCTGTAACAGTTGCTACTTCTGAATTGGAAACTAAGTTACAAACTGCTCAGGATGAAAATGCCACTCTGACTACTGATAAAGAAACTCTTACCCAAGAGGTGGCTGCCTTAAAAATTAAGGAAGCTGTAGCTTTAAAATATGAAGGTATTTTAGAAGCTAAAAGGGTAGAAGCTAAAAGGCTTTACCAATTAAGTAAAGGAGAAGATGCAAAGGCGGATATTTCGGCAATGCTTGATACCTGTGAAGAATCTATCTTAGATTCACTATCATCAGACTACTTAAAAGAAGCGGAATTAAAATACCCATCTTCTTGTAAAAAATGTGGTTCACATGAAATAAACAAAGCATCATTTCAAAATGAAGGTAATTTCCAAAGCGATAAAGGAGGTAAAAACCAAACTAAAACCGCAGCTAGAGAGGACTTAAGAAAAGTAGCTAGAGAAAACAACAAAAAGAAATAATAATTAAAATCTAAACAGATATGGCAAATTTAACAGCCTTTGGCGGAAAGTCAAAAACAATCTTTTTAAATGAAGCGGAGTCACATAAACTTCACTTAGCATTTAGTGTAGCAGCTGGTCAAACAGTGAAGAGAGGTCAGCCTATGAAAATGGCAGCTGATGGTACAATAACTCCTTTAGTAGGTGATGGTACAGATGCCCACAAGATAGTAGGATACAGCATCCATAATGGAGTAGCTGGTGATGAGGTAACTTTAGCCTGTAAAGGTTTTGCAGTAGTATTCGCAACAGCGGAGACCGCTTTAACTCCAGGCCCAGTTTGGTACTCAGGACAAGATTCAGTAGATGCAGATTATTCTATGTACGATGATACTGCCGCAACAGCAGCTAACATGAACGGTATTGCTATTGATGCAGCCACCGCACTTCATGATGTTATCAGAGTAATTTTATTTTAATCACAAACCAAAAAAATATAAAAGATGAACACAGAAAAATTCGAAGCATCGGAACACAAAGGTAAGTTACATGATGCATTCTTAATAGCGGATAGCTTAAGAAGAGATTCAAAAGAACCAGTAGATATTTCATTCACAGATATTTGTCAAAAACAATTTGAATTGAGTTTTGATGAACTGTTGGAGGAATTAGGTATTAACCCAGCGATAGATACTATCTCAGCTATTCACACAACAGGTGATTTAGATGTTAGATGGTTAATCCCTGAAATCATCAGAGAAGCAATCCGTACAGGTTTACGTGATGCTCCAATCTGGCCAAATATTACAGCAATGGAATTTGAGTCTACTCAAAAGAAATTGACTATGCCATTCCTTAATATGTCAGATGCTGACCCTAGAAAAGTAAACGAGGGAGAAACAATTTCAGTTGGTTCTGTTAGTTATGGGGAAAAATCAGTAGAGGTATATAAAATTGGTAGAGGTATTAAAATTCCATATGAAATTTTACAATTCGTTTCTATCGATGTAGTATCTCTATTCCTTCAGGATTTTGGGGTTAAATTGGGACAAGCTTTAGATACATTAGCAATTGATGTATTACTTAATGGAGACCAATTGGATGGTTCTGCTTCAGCTCCTGTAATTGGGGTAGTTACTCCTGGTACTAAAGTATACAAAGATTTCTTGAAACCTTGGATTAGAGGTTCTAGAATGGGTAGAAAATTCTCAACAATCATTGGTTCTGAAGCATCAGCTTTAGAAACATTGGATTTACCAGAATTCAAAACTAAACAAAGCGGTACCACTCAAGCAACCTTGAATTTGAAAACTCCAGTACCTAATCAAGCTGATTATTTCGTACATGGTAACATTCCATCTAATCAAGAAATCTTATTGGACAAACGTTATGCTCTTTTGAAAATCAATGTTATTCCATTATTAATCGAATCTGATAAAGTTATCTCAAACCAAACTATTGAAACATATGCTTCAGTAACAACTGGTTTCAGTAAAATCTTCCTAGATTCAGCTTTAGTATTGGATAAATCATTAAACTTCAATGCAGCTGGATTCCCATCTTACATGGATGTAGATACACTACAGAATGTAGAGATAAAATAGAAATTTTGATTATATTGATAAGTAAAAGCCTAAGCAAACACTTAGGCTTTTTTTGTTTTTACTATTAATTAATAATATAAACCCATTAAAAACATATAAGATGGCAAAAGAGGAAAAAAAGAAATTTATTAAGCTGGGAGAAAAAGCCAGTAGTTTTTCATGCCCAACAACTGGGGTATCATTATCAGGTAACAAAGTTATCGAATTAACCCCAACACTAGCTGCCTCAAAGAAAATTAAAAATGCTTTAAGAGGAGGTCACCTAGAATATGCAGATGAAAAGGAAGTTACTGAAGATTTATCTGATACTCCAGCAATGGACAGAACTTTCTTAGAAGGTAAAACAAAAGCGGTATTAGTTCCTATGGCTATTAGCCTATTAACTGAAGATGATGAAGAGGACGAAGATGATATCAACTCAATGAAGAAAGCTGATTTGGTAGACTTCATCCTTTTGAAAAATGAAGCAACTGAATAGTAAACATTAAAAAATAAGTAATATGCTATCACCAATATCCCAATTCGGCTACCAAATAAATGGGCTAGAAGTTTCACTAACTTCATTATCCCTTAATACTGATGCAGACACACAATATCTATGGGACTTTGGTGATGGTATTACTTCAACTTTAGAAAATCCATTACACACTTTCCTACAAGCTGGATTTTATCAAGTATCATTAACTGTTACAAATCTAGACTTACAATCTACAAGTAGTAGTAACATAATAAACCTATCAGGAACATTACAACCAGTAATGTTTACAGATATACCTCAATTAGTTGACTTATATTGCCCTACCGAAATTATAGGCACAGCTAAGAATAATTCACAGAAAGAATTTTTAATAGATAAATGGCAAGAGTATTTACAACCGTTAGTATTCAATCCGAGTGTATCTATTGAGAATACTCATATTGCAAATTCCTACCCACCTCTAGTAAACTATTTAATAGCTAAGCTAGTTGTTATTGATATTATTATTATGGAATCCTCTGCTTTCTTAATACAAGCAGCAACTTCTGGTAATAATGGAGGAACAACTTCATCATCAGGTACCACTAATTCAAGTACACAAGGTGGTATTAAATCCATAGAAACGGGGCCAACTAAGGTTGAGAGATATGAAAATAAAGATACATCATCTACTTCAGAGAAATTATCTAACTTATCCAAAGCTTACCAGAGCCTAATATCTCCAGGAGGTGTATTAGACCAATTAAGAGAAACAGCTTGCCAAGAGGCTAAAAGATTACAAATATATTTACCAACCTGTGGACCACTTGTTAATGACAATAAAGGGTTTAAGGTAGTTAAAAATACAAAAGTAATTACCAATCCATTTAATACTTAATATAGATGAGTTATTTTCTTACTACAGAAGAGTGGCTAGAGTATGAGGATGTAATAAACTCCTTTAGTGAAGATACATTTAACCAGGAAATCACCTGGTTGAGATGTGTTAGGTCATTATCGGTTGATGGTAGTGATGATAATCCTTTATATAATGAGGTAGTTATTAAAGGACTTATCCATTATAACGTATTTCGTTCATGGCCTATAAACTTAAATACTTCTACTGGACAAGTAGATAGTGAGTCAGCTTTATTATTACTAAATAATAAATATCTAAACGATAATGGTTATCTAAATGAACATGGTCAATTTAAAATGAGACCTAGTTTAGATAAATTCATAATCAATGGGTTAAGGTATGTTAACAAAGGCGATAGTCAAGCAGCTCAAACTTATAATAATAACCCTCTAATACATTTCATAGTTCTACTAAGAGATTATACAGAAGAACCAGATAATCGTTACTAATGGGACAATATGAAGCAGTACATAAAGGTGGTGGCGGACTCAATCCAGAAATTGAATTAGTCGGTGATTGGGATAAAGTAATGGCTGTTATAAATGGTCATGCTTTATCCGCTGCTGTTATTGCTGGTGCCAAAGAGGGTCAACATAAAGCTGCCAAGCAAATAGTAAAATTAGTAAAAGAAAATATAAATAGAGGAGGAGTACCGGGAATACATTGGCCTGGTTTCTCACCATCCTATTTAGTCCAAAAAGCACGTAAAGGCGGCGGTAATAAAGCTTATATATACACTGGTCAATATTATAGCTCTATATCTGTAATAGTTAAACCCAGTGGTATATATGCTGGTATACCGAGATGGGCAAAAGGTAGAGTTAATAAGAACTCAGCTTCTCTTACTAAGATAGCTAGGATATTGGAATACCATAGACCATTATGGAAACCCACATTTAGACAATTTGGAGGCAAGGCTGCAGTTGGCTTATATGTCACAGTAGCTATAAAGAAAAACCTATTATTATTAGCGGGAGTTAGTTCAATTAGAGGAACAGTAAAATTAAGGTAAAATGACTACAGAAAAATCAATATCAACATTATTATTTAATGCTATAAGAGAAAAACTTGTAGTAGAGGGATGGACTCCAGATATTAAACTAATACCAAACTATGATTCCACTGTCCCAGCCTTAGCCCAAATAGCTGGTGATACATATACAGCTCAGTTAAATGTAATAAAAGAAACAAAGGGATTCTGTATACAACCTATAGGTTTTTCAAGCAATCAATATAGGGATGATAAAAAGGTAGCTAGGATAGTTATTGATATCCAAAGTGCCTTACCATCTGTACTCGGTAATGATACTAAGGTTTTTTATGAGAAACAAGGTACTGGTACTACTGAAGACCCATTTTATTATACTCGAAAACAAAGCATACCATTGTTATCGGATATATATTTCACTATATATGCTATAGGTAGTAATACAAACCAAATAATGGTTATGAACCAACTTATAATGGAGGTATTACCTCATAGAGGTTATTTAAAACCAGAGGCTGAATCAGAATTATTAAAAGCTGGCAACCTATTCACTACTCTAACTGATAAAGGTAGAACTAGTGAATTACCAGTTGGTATTATGGAAAGATATTATGTATATAAAATATCCGATGTACAAGAAGTAGAAGATACTTTAGTACCTGGAACAGTTCCTATTATCAAGGATATAGACCTTACTGCAAGCTCACATTAATATAAATAACTTAAGTATAAACAAAATAAATAAATATTATGAACACACCGCAAGTAAAATTTAAGGTTACAGACCTTACTGCTACTGTAGGAAAACCTACAGATGGTATAAGCTTTGTATTGGGTAAAGCCAAACGAGGTAGAATAAACAAACCAGACATTGTATTTAATACTTATAATGCCTTTGTAAAAGAACATGGTGGTATAGAGGCTGGTACTTCTACTGAACTTGTGAAAAGGATATTTGATGGTGGCGGATTGGTTAGATTCTGTAACCTTGGCCATTACACAGATATAGATACTGCCGCATCATTAACTGGTACAAAAGCAACAGCATCTGGTAATTTCACAGATACCAGTGTTACACCAGTTCCACTGTTTGGTTTCACTATGAAACATATTGGAGCAGATTATAACAATATTAAAATTGAGTTGCTACCATCTTCAAATGGTTTAACAACACATTTTAATATTAGGGTATGGCATATCTCAGATACCAGTATAGATGAATTATATCAAAACTTATCTATACCAACAAAACCTTCTGGTTTTAATACATTCAACCCAGCTGTTGGATATTTAGATGTTATAGCTATAAATTCTACCGTGGTTAACCCAACCTATATAGACTTCACAGCTTCAACTATCGATGATGCTGTTGATTCTTTTGTTACACCAGAAGCGGCTGTAATAACATTCTCTGGTGGAACTAATACTGGTACTATAGTAGCTCAGGATATGATTGGTAGTGCACTTACTGGTACTGGTCTACATGCATTTGATGATTATGAGGACTCATTACAAATCTTCTACTTACTACCAACTGCTATTGGTTCAACAGTACATGTTGCTGGGGATGCCTATGCTAGTACAAGAGGAGACTTACAATATTGGGCCTATTTATCAGCAGCTTCATTAAATAAGGATTCATTAATTGCCGAGAAAGCATTACTTAACATAAACAGTAAGTATACAAACTTCTTCGCTGCCTATATTAAAGTAGCTCACCCAGTAACTGGTATTATCACAGAGCAAACTGCTTTAGCTGATATTGCTGGATTAGCTGCTCAATCAGATTATCGTTTCGGAACTCACTTCTCATTCTCAGGTAACAAAAGGGGAGTACTTAAAAATGTATTGGGGGTAGTTACTAACTATGGAACCAATGGAAGATTCAATGATTTGAATGAATTAGCCCAAAGACAAATCAACTGTGTAATAAGTAGAGACAATCAAATTAAACTATGGGGTTCATGCACAGCTTTAATCAACTCTACTCAAGAAAGATTTATATCAGTGGTAAGAGGTACTTTTACTATCAAGAAAACTCTTAGACCTTTATTAGAAGACTATCTAGAAGAACCAAATGATATGCAGTCATGGAAACTTATGTATTACCAAGTTAAACCATACTTGGAATCATTGGTAACAAGTAGAGCTTTATACAGCTATCGTTGGGAAGGTGACCAAGACGTTACATCTTTAGACCAATTAGTTGTAAATAAGGCTGAAGATGTTACAATGGGTAAATATAAAGTTAAACTATTCTTATCATTCATAGTTGGTATGCAAGAAATAGAAGTAAACTTGGTATTAACTCCTGGTAACATATCATTTGAAGAAGCAGCACAAATAGCCTGAACAGAGGCGGACAACGCAAATGTGGGGGTTTTTGGCCCAGCCTTTGGGTCTGCATTCAACTAAATAAAAAGTAAAAGATGCCAATAAATATCAAGGAAATAGTCCAAACAACTATCATAGATTCTAATACACCCGAGTCAATAACTAATCAAGAAGTTGGTGACATATTAAACCAGATTGTAGAATTAACCAATGTTCCTAATGGGGCATTGGTTATTATCTATAAGGGTAAGCAAAACGATATACCTAATACAGGTAATGCTTTACAGGTAAATGATTATGTAAGAGGACAATTACCTGGTGGACCTTATTGGGATAAAGCTATATACAATGGTGGTAGTCCAACCTCTGTAGATAGTTATACTATGATATCTGTACAAGGACCTACAGGCCCACAAGGACCAGCTGGACCTACAGGCCCACAAGGACCAGCTGGACAGGATGCAGTATTTGGGGCTAAAACCCGAGGGGATAAAGTTGGGTCACCAATATCAGCACCAACCAATTACACTGTATTATCAGATGATATAAATAATCTAGTAATTACAGTAAATGGTGAGACTCATTATACATTACCAACCACTACCACTTTTGGTAAAGAAGTAATAGTTATAAATGATAGTGTTTACATTAGTGAGATACACAGTATAAGTCCAGTTATTATCAGGTTGAACTATCCGGTTGAACTAAACAATCAACCATCTATGAGTACATCAACTTATGTACATAGTGGTAAAAGCTTTAAATTTACCTATCTAAAGGATAATACTTGGTTTATGGAAGAATACTATACACCTTGTATACCAGAAGCTATTATTACAACTCCGGGAGAAAGTACACCAAGTTACAATATCCCAGTAGCGGGGGGTATTTATGGTTCTTGTGTAGTAAGCTGTACTCCAACTAATGCAATTAATAGTTACATAAAATTAAGAGAAAATCCTCTTGATAATGGTTATAGAGTAACAGATTCTATTACTGTATGTAATGCTAGTAAAACTGAAAACCTTAACCTAATAAATTCAAACCTATACCATAATTACTTACTTCAACTTCCAAATAATACACCTTATGTAATACCTCCTATGGGAGTTGCAAGGTTTACACTTGGTCCAAATAGTTTTTATTGGATAGCAGAGAAACTAATTTATTAATAACTAAAATAACGTAATATGAAAACAAGCAATTTTTTATCATTAAACCTAGCCGATTTAGCAAAGGGTTTAGTCATGGCTGCTATACTACCATTAGTGGTAAAAGCTCAAGAAGTTATCTCAACTGGTGATATAACATTTAACTGGAAAGAAATGGGAGCTTTAGCTTTAGCTGGTGCTGTAGCTTACTTGGCAAAGAACTTCTTCAGTAATAGTGCTGGGGTACCATTTTCAAAAGAAAGTAACTAATTAAATAACAAATAAAAACATGGCACAGATAGTAAATCCTAGAAAAGAATTTAACTTTTCTATACAAGTAGTTGGTGCTCCTATTAATCCATTCCTGGTTCAAGATGTAACTATAAGTGAAATATCAATTGCTCAAGTAAAGCACGGAGATACTAACTTTGATGTTAAAACTGCTGGTAGAGTAGATGTAGGGGAATTAGAATTAGAAAAAATCATGTCCACATCTGGGGCTGATAACTATTTCATGAATTGGGCATTCTCATGCCAAGATATGATTATAGGTGGTGGGTTAACACCAAACAAATATAAAAGAAGTTTGATAGTACAGGAGCTAGCTGAAGATGGTAAGTCTGTAATCAATCAATGGCTTCTTGAAGGATGTTGGCCAACTAAAATCAATGGTCAAAAATTAAGCAGAAAAGGTACTGACAACTCAGTTGAGAAAGTAACTATGTCTGTTGACCGTTTTGAGAAAGTATAAACACGTTCCTAGACATACTAAGATTAAACTAAACAAGGGGACCTGCAAGTCCCCTTTTTTTTATTGTATATATAACTTAAATTCCTATAAAAATGAAAAATGAAAACCTTGAGTTTTTAGCGTTTGGTAGAACGTTGAAAACTATGACTCCTTCTGGGAGAATTTTTACTATTAGAGAACAGAATGGAGATGATGATGATATATTATCAAACACATCAACAGCTAATGATTTATCAAACATTGATAATTTCCTTAATGCTATCGTTGTTTCAGAGACAATAGGGGATAAGGAATGTAACATTAACTTCTCTACTATAACATCATTACCTAACAATGATAGATACCATTTACTCATAGCTAGTAGAATCCATACACTTGGACCCATTATGAAATTCCAATATGAGTTTGAACCTGGAGTACCTATTGATTTCGAAGAAGACTTATCACAATATCTCCATGATTATACAACCCCCTTTCCAGAACCCGGAGAGCCAGGTTATTCTAAATATAAAATACCTCCTTATCCTGCTAATTCTGACCATACTAGTACTTTTAGTTTTACAACTAAATCTGGTAAGACTGTTTCTTTTGGTTTAATGACTAGAATAGGCGAGAAATATGTTCTATCTTTACCTAATGACCAACAAAGTCGTAACACAGAGTTAAAAGCCAGAAACCTACAACTACTAGTTGATGGTGTACTAACTAAGGTAGAGAATTTCTCTATTTTTTCAAAAATGGATATGATAGAGATACATAAAGCAGTACAAGAAATAGACCCAACTTATAACTTTGTTTCAGATATCCAAAATCCTAAAACAAAAGCTATTATAAATTTCCCAATTATGTTCTCACCATCTTTTTTCTTTCCAGTGGAAGTTTAGAAGATGAATTCGTTTTCTTCCACTTAAGTGAATTACGAATGGGATTCAGGGAATTCATGAAAATGCCATATTCAAGGAGAAAGAAATTCTCGGATATATTAATAGAAAGAAATAAAAAAATAAAATGATAGGAACAGAAAACTTAGCCATTGGGGTATCTCTCTTTATGAGGGATACCTTTACAGCTCAGGCCCAAAGAGCTGGGGTTGCTATGCAAAGTCTTAAAGCTAATGCTGATGGCTTAGCTAGAACTAATGCAATTGCTGCTCGTAATACTGCTGCCGTAGGGGCGGCAGTTGGTGTGACTATGCTTAATGGTATTACTCATGCTTATAAAGCAGCTTCTGAATATAACTATCTTATCAAATACATCGAGACAATAGGGGATAAAGCACAAGGTCATTTCCATGAGATTTTAACTAAATCAAATGAAGTAGCGAATAGTACCATGTTTAACCCTAAGGATGTAGCTGAAGGTATGACATACATGGCTCAGGCCGGTGTGGAATATAAAACAATGATGGCTTCTATTAATTCAGCTGCTAACTTAGCAATGGCAACTAAATCTCAATTAGCTGGTCTAGGAGGTTCAGCAGATATTATGACCTCTATGACCTTAGGTTGGAACTTAGATAAAACTGAAAAAGGTTTTAGTCACATGGCTGATGTATTAACTAAGGTAGTAAATGGTTCTAAAACTAGTTTATTAGACTTAGGTGAAAGTATGAAGTATGTAATGGGAACAGGTAACCACCTTAATGCTGGATTTGAAGAAACTGCTGCTGCTGCTATGATGTTATCAAACATGGGTATGAGGGGTTCAGTTAGTGGGGTAGCAATGGATAACCTGTTAAAATTCTCAACACGAGCTGCTGCTGGTAAGATAGATAAAAAACAAGGTAGAGCATTAGCAATGTTAGGATTAGCTCCTACTGATTTAATAGATGCCAAAGGTGACTTAATAGCTATAGGTGAAATCCTACAAAAGATTCAAACGGGTTCTCAGAAAATACCTAAATACTTAGCAGAGAATGCAAGACATGATATTTTCGGTACAAGAGGTATGAGGGTATTACCAATAGCTGACCACTTAGAAACTTACTATGAATTCTTAAACAAATTAAAACAGAATGATGGTATAGCAGATAAGCAAGGTAAGATGTTAATGAATACAGAGGAAGGACAACTGGATGTATTAAAAGATAACTGGTTAGTTGCTATAAATGAATTTGGAACAGCTATTACTCCAATATTTGCCCCTATGGTTAAAATGTTAACGGTTATATTAAATGTAATGACTGCCATAGTTAGTAACCCTTTGGGTAAGATATTAGCTACACTAGTAACTGGATTCATAATGTTGAAAACTGTTACAATGGCGTATCAAGCAGTTACTCTTACTTTAGCTCTAATGCAAAACCGTTTAGGAGTAGCTGGAGTAACAGCTGCTAATAATACAACTTCCGCTGTAGTAACTCAAACAACAGCAGAGAATGCTTTAGCTGCATCCCTAGCATTAGTAGCTGCAGAAACACAGGCAGTAGCTATTGCTAACATGCAAATGACCCAATCAATGACCAGAGCACAAAGGGCTTCTATACAATCAGCCCAAGCTCATATAGCATCAGGAGCTATTGCTGCTGGGACCGCTGGGATAGGGGCTGCAAGTTTAGCTGCTGCTACAAGAAGTAGAAGCGGTATATTTGGTAGGATAGGAAGAGGAGCTGGTAAGTTCCTTGGGGGTAATGGTATGATGATTGGAATGCTTGGAGGTATGGCATTAAACTCTGCTTCAAGTTCTGCCGGGGGTAATACAACTAAAACTGGAGTAGGTCTAGGTATAGCTGGAGATACATTACAATGGGCTGGTACTGGAGCAATGGTTGGTTCAATGTTTGGTCCTTTAGGAACAGTGATTGGAGGAGTAGTTGGAGGAGTAGGAGCTTTAGCTTGGAGTTTAAAAACACGATTAACAGAATACGATGACAGTCTTAAAGAAGCGGCTAAGGATATCCAAAGCTCAAGTCATAAAATAGATACAATGAATCTTAAGAAACGTTTAGCTATGCTAGATAGATTAAGAGTTGGAGGAACCTATGGGTATAATAATGAAGATGGCAGTATGTATAGTTTTCAAGGACGTACTGGAAATGGAGCATATAATGAAAAGGTAGAAAGACATCAAACTATTGCTATATACATTGATGGTAAACAAGCTATGCAAGAAACCTTGAGAAGAGAACAATTAAAAGAAATAGTTAACCTTAATTATAGATAACCTTTAACTATGAGTACTATAAAGATACTTCCAGATATTAAGGTCTTAAATGACTTTGTACAGAATGCTCCTACTCCACAAGTAGAGGATATAAGTTTAATTGTGAGTTATGCTTTTAGAGCAAAGATTATAGCTGACAGGTATACTAGGGGTTTTGAAAGAGCCGATACAGATGGTGGTAAAGGAGCATTCATTACATCAGGTAAACCTATCTTCCAAACTGAGCGTGATGAGAATAATAAAAGGATGGCTATCGAGATGGGTGATGGTAGGTCAGCCGGTATACAAACTCCCGCCGAAAGTTATTCATATGAACAACCAAGAGCTATAGAAAATTATAAGAAAAATGATGGTACTATAGATGCTGTATACTTAATTGACATAGACTACAAAGGGGGTTCTGGAAGAGGTTATGAATATATAAAGCTACCCTTTATACCCCGTGAATTGGATTATCAACCAACGTCTAAGTTTGTAGGAATTGCTACGATGGGAAGAAATAATCCACACTACCACTTCACGGGGTCAGAGGATAGTCTAACCTTTGAAATTGATTGGTTCTCTGCTATGGATAACAGGCAAGATGTTATAGAATCATGTAGATGGGTTGAGGCTTTATCTAAAGCTGATGGTTATGATGATATGCCTCATAGGGTAAAATTACAATGGGGATATATGGATTTATTATTTGCTGGAGTTGTATGGGTTGTAACAGAAGCTTCATATAAGTTAACTGATTTTGTTAAAGCTTATAGAGACCCCGATTCCGGAAATATTGTGAAAGTTGGTATGATGCCACAACAAGCTTATCAGAAAGTTACATTAAAAAGATTAACTAAAGATAACTTAAAATCATCAGAAATAATAAATGCTACAACAACTGGTGATTTAAGGACTATAAAACAACCTGGAATATAATGAAGACAATAGATAGCCCCTATAGCAAATCTCAGATAATTATGTATGATGAGGGAGATTATTCTCTAGATAGAAATCCTGTTATTTATACTGATTCACCTGATGATGTATATCATATAGTTAAAGAAGATGATACCTTAACCTCTATATCTCATAAATATTATGGCACGGGTAGATATTGGTATATCATAGCTGATAAGAATAATATCTTAGATATCTTCTATT